GTCTGCCGCCATTTAAAAATTTCACCGATCTAGACCCCCCCGTACTTACCCATAACTACCTACGTATCAACGACTTAGGGTTACGTAACATTACGTAACGCATTACGTAACCTTACGTAATGACTTGTTACAGCCCAGGAAACACTAGGTTTCCCAACTATCACACTGCATAACAATGCATGGCCTGTATACCAGGCCATGCATAACCGACCTACCTAGCATACTAGGCAGCCTTTATACGCAGGTCGTCGAATAGGCCGATCGGCGGTAATGGTAAGCGCGCATGGTAAATACGATGACACGATTCGCATAATGGAATCAGGACGCGCCAATCTTCGCCGAATGGTACTAGGCTGTAATCCCTGTGATGCATTTCGACTGGTCCGGTATGCTTCGGATCTATTAAGCATTGGTAATTCCAATCGCGTTTCGCTTGCGCGGCGATACGTCGATACTCTGGCGTACTTGTATATTCGGCGTACGTGCCAGGCCAAGTACTACGACGCCGATTAGATACTAACGACGCAGGCGACGGCGTTACAGGAAACGGTAATACATTAGGTAATGGTTCCGTTCGCGGCGAGTTTGGTTGCCATGCAAAAAAGGAAATGCCAGGCCCGATCGCTGGATCTAAGTCACTATCTATTCGTAGGTCGGTCGGATCGTAACCAAATGACAGGCGAAACATATTACGTATACCGTCCAACATTACGACGTCGATTACCTTTGCCATGTAAATAGACTCCTTTCCTGTTTACCCTTGGCCTGCGGCGCGCGGCGCCTCATAAATACGACTAATCCAAATCCGTCGCGGTTGCGCATGGCTTTTCGGTTGCGACGTCGGCCGGAAATCCGACGACGGTTCTATTAGTTTGGCGCGCGCGGCGCGTAGCATCGCTGGACCCATGGCGCGTTTGTCTACTCCGTAGTCGCCGTCGACGTATTGCCATACCTGGTCGACAACGAACGACGAAAAGACGCGCGCGGTTTGCGCGACCGCGCGATCGGCGGCGTACTGGAATTCGGCGCTATTGTCGACGGCGTCCATACCGGCGTCGCGACGTCGGCGGCCTTCGGCTAAATCGAGTAACGGCGTATTACGTTTACGTCGCGCCATTTATTCTCCTGCGGTCGTTTTCCGACTATGGCAGGCCTTACACAATCCCTGTAAATTTTCCAGGTTCCAGAACAGGTACGGATCGCCCTTATGCGGCCGTATATGGTCGACGTCGACGGTTAGAACCCGCAGGCCGCGCGCGATACATTGTCGACAGAACGGATCGGCGCGTATAACGCCTTCGCGTATTCGCTGCCAACGTTTCGAACAGTACCAGGCGTGTACGACCTTGGCGTACGCGTTCGTATTCCTGTTATTCCTGGTATGGGCGGTACAGCGACCGCGTTGCACGATCGCGCCGCATCCTGGCTCAGGACAGTAATTCATTTCCGTTTAACCCAATTCCAGGTTCGACCGCACACCGAACAAAACCAAATCTGGCCTATTTGTTCGATTAGTCGCGTTTCGCCGCAGTGTGGACAGGTAATAGCCATACCTCACCATGCCGGACCTGACCCGACCTGACCAGTCAACACGCCATACCCTTGCTACGCCTGACCCTGACGAGACGAACCCGACCGAACCAAATCACGCCCTACCGTATCGCGCCAGACCTAACCTGTCCTTTACTCGACTCGCCTTACCAAATCTGGACATGCCACGCCAGGCCTTAACCGTCCAGGGCGAACCGTACCTAACCGGACCACAACCCGCCGTATTACAATCCAGTTAGGTCGAAATGCGATACTTGGAATCGGCCGTAGGTTGGACGGGAATCACCTATTCCCACAAGTCGTCCTGCGTTGACGACGACGTCCTGTAATACGTCTGGCGGGATGTATTCAGGAAGATTAACCATAAATAGAAACGTAACCGTCCAACCTACTTTCATCGCAGGCCGAACGCGAGTAATACCGTTTCGTTGTACGGTTACTCGGCATTTATGTTCGTAATCCCAACCTGCGACGCCTAATGACGCCAACGGCGTTAGCGACACAATACCGGCCTTAAATAGATCCATCGCCGACTTGCGCGGACTACATGGATCCTGTCGGAATTTCGCGGCGTTAATTACTGACTGGCGTAAGTACTCGCCTGGTATCGCGAGTAACCCGTGGTCGTCGCGATAGACGTAACTTTCTATATCGTCCGACTTTTTCGCTTTACTTCCCTTCGCCGCTTTTCCCTTCGCTTCGACCGCTTCGCAATTCCAACGGTGAAATAGGAAATCGGACGCGCCGACTATTGATACTTCGGCGCCATAGGGAACGCCAGATTCAATAATCGCCTTCGCGCCATTCGTGACTTCCGGACCGATCGCCGTTACTGTCGTCATTCGTCACCATCCTTTTGTGTAAAAACAAACCACGCCGAACCATTACCCACCTGACCCGACCATACCTAACCGAACCGTTCCTTACTCTCGACTCACCACGCCTTACCGGACCGTGCCACGCCGTTACCCGACGAACCCTGCCGTAACCGAACCGGCCCGCACCCTAACCGCGCCTCACCATGCCTCACATCGCCTCACCTAAACCAGACCCGCAACGACCTTGCCTCACCAGACCAACGCCGACCAAAACTCGCCAGATCCGACCTTGCCACGTTTTACAATTCACGAATATGGACGCCGTGTATTACTTCAACTAATTTTTTCCTTAATACATACGCCTCTGTTCGCGTCGCTGGACTTTTTGTATCTTCAATAACGATTTCGCCTGTTTTTAAATCTATATACCTAAAGTCGGCGCGATAAACGCCGACCGTCACGATCTGAATTGGTAATTGCGATCGCCATAAGGCGAAAATATGAAGTGGGAAAAGTGGTTGCGTTTCCAGGTCGGCGATAAGGCCGGTTTTTTCCATTAATCGTAGTTCTAAGAATCGCGCCGCCTCTTTTGTACTAGCGAACCGTATACCGTCGATATGAACGGGTACCGCGTGGAATTTATTCGTGGGCGCCGCCTTATTAGGAAAATGAACGGCGCATCCATAGGCGCTAGTCGGAACGCTACCGTGATAAAACCGTGGACAGGTACACCGTTCGTCGTCGGCCTTTATTAGGCCTTCGCGTTCGGCGTACTTCGCCCATGCGTCGCGGTCGTCGGTCATTTAATCCCGTTCGTTCAGGAAATCGCGCGCGTAATTATCCCTAGCGTCGTCGGTCTGTTCGTCGCTAGGTTCCCTATGGAACGTCGGCGCCATATCTTCGATCGCCTGCGCCAAATCTTCGATCCTGTTAATCGCCTGCCAAATCGTATTCGCGGCGTTATTCGCCAGGCTGTACGCCTTATCTGTTTTCACCTGCGTCGCGACGGCGTCGAATAATAAGGCCGTCTGTTTTAGCTTCGCGACTAATTGCCTGGTCGGTTCTGGAATTGGCATCGTTGCACCTTACCTATGGACAATTTGACGTCGGCGGGTTCGGGGTTCCTATGTCGATTCGGCCTGCGACGCTACACGCCGCCATATACAAACTAAATAAGGCGAGTAATAGCGCCACAATTACCACGATCCATAATCCGCGAATCACGCGTATTAGTTGCGCCGTTGTCATAGGGTAAAGGCCGTTCATCGCGACGCCGCCCATTTACGAACCGTTTCGAATGGCAGTACGCCCCAACGAACCGCAGGCGCGCCGTCGCCTGGTCCTGGACAATGGCCGCCGATAACGTCGACGATCCAAATTCCAGTTTCAGCGGCCGTCGCGCGATAGGCAACGACGTCGCGCGCGAATACGGTACATGCGGCGTCTTTACACAGGTAACCCCAACGCAAGTCTGACGCCTGCGACCGCAGGTTCCGTATTACCGTGTCTAGGAAACCCCAGGCCGATTCGCCGCTAGTGTCCTGGCAGCTATTCGCGAGTAATGCGGGGTTACTAGCCGCGACGCCGCGCGTAACGGTTTCGCCGTAGGACGGTAACGGTAACGCCTGGCCTGGCGTCGTATCGCCTGGCGTCGTTGGCGCCGTCGGCGCCGACGTATCGGATCGATCGTTATTGTTCGTCGACGTATTCGTATTCGTGTTCGTAACGGTAATGCCTGGCGTCGACGGCGTCGCGGTTACAACGGGCGCAGGGTTCGTAATATGTAGGTCGCAGGCCGCGACCAGGACGCCGACGACGATCGCGAGTATTACCCTCATTTAGCCTTCCCTTCGTTCTGCCGTTCGGCCGCTGTATCGTGGGCGCGATCGTGCCATTGCGCGACGCGAACGGCCGCCCTGTGGTTTTCCGACGTCGCCGTAAAGTTACAGGCGATACAGGTAACGATCCATGGATCGTCCATATAGCCCGTTGGTTCTAATACGGCGTAAATCCGTAGATCGCCAGGTGGTTTTAGTCCTAGTAATTGCTGGAACATTAACGCCGCCTTTCTAATTACCGCGCGCCTGGTCGACAGGCGGCGCGCGGCCTTACTTTCCCAACCTGGCGCGAACCGTTCTGTACACGGTCTAAATACAGAACGCCAGGCGTCGACCGAAATTCAATTACGGTTCCCTGTCGTCGTGAAGTAATCGCGCTAAGGCTGTTAATGATTCCTGAATATTCGCAACGAACACGCCGACATGAGAAACCAGATCGCGAACGTGTTCGTTTAATTCGACGATCGGGCAAGTCGTTGTATGGCCGTATTCCCTATGACACAGGGAACAAACGACGCGATCGCCGCGCGGTTCTGTAAAGGCCATTTAGTCGCGCCGCCTTAGCAAGTACGGCAACACCAGGAACGCCAGGACGGCAATAGCGAATAAGGCTAATTCGGTCATATGGCCTTACGTTTTCGGTTTTCGCGCGCGCGCGCGTGTACGTTTAGTACTTCGGATCTAATGACGGATCGGGTGTCGCCCATGACACCCATGGGGTGTCGTGGGGTTCCTGTTAGTACCTGTGCATCCTGTGGAAATCGTTCTTTTACTCCGAAATCGAAGTAATTCCGCTGTGGAAAACTCGAAACATTAGTAAATAGGTCGATTTGTTCGCCGTCGCCGCCTAGGGGTAATTGTTCCGCGTGGAACATATAGCGGGTAGCGGCGTAATGCGTCGACGGCGTTACAACGGTCAGGATCCGACGTCGCCGTAAATCCGCGACCGCGCGTTTCGTTTGACGTTCCGACCGGCCGACTAAACGCGCGATACGCGCGACCGACGGGTAGACGCGCGATCCATCGTCGGCCGCGAACGACGCGAACGCGACCGCGTAAGGTTTTAACCAGGCGGGTAATGCTGATTCCAGGACGGTCGATACCAGGCGGCCAGACATTACAGGCGCCTAATCGTCGTCGTCCTTACGCGCCTTCGGCGCCGCGAACCCATGCGCGCGGCGCGTTAATCGTTTCGATGGTCCTTCGAAATACGCAATGACGTCGTCGCGATACCAGCGATAGGGGTACTTATCGCGTGGCATTGGGCGAAACGTTCCCTTCTGTACCTGGTCGCGTATGGTCCGTTCCGACAGGCGGAAAACCTGGACTATGTCGGTAATCAGAATGACCGCAGGTAGGGCGCGTAAATCCAGAACGGACGACGTCGGCGGCGTCTTTTTCGACATAGGCGGCGTTTCTCCCCTGGTCGACGGTCGGACGATCGACGGCCTGAAATAGCAAAGGCCGACGCCGATTCGCTTGCGTCCAGGGCGCGCGGCGCCTAGGGGTAAACGAACCGTCGTCGGCCTGCGTAAAATACGTTTTTAAACCTGTGAAATACGCAGGTCAATAGGAAACCTTGCGCTAACCGGAAGGAATTACGTTATAATACGTGTTTATTTTTAGGCGCGCCGATACAGGCGCAAAAAGGATTGTTAAGTCATATGAAACGCGCGACGACTAAACGGCGTACATGGATCAAAATCGCCGAAGGATGCTACGACGACGGCCATGCGATCGTCGTCCTGGCGCGTAAACGGGTTCCAGGCCGCCGTAACCCCTTGCGCGCGACCGACCGTATGCCACGGTTCGACGCGAACGGCCGCCAATATACCCGCCTGAATAACCTTGATTGCATCGTTCGCCATGCGCAGTTACTAGACGACCTACGAACAGGGAAGATCGGCGGCGAATTCGGCGCGCCTGGTTCCCTACTGTTCGCGATCGACGCCTGGACCCGAACCCATGCGATCGCGCCTGGCGTGAAATCGGGCCGAATCTTCGACCTACATCAGCTATTGAAACCCTGGCGAACGTCGAACCTTGCGCCTATGCAGGCGACGGCCATTCGGCGCGCCCATATCGTCGACGCCCTGGACGCCATGCGCAAACCGAACGGCGAACCGTTTTCGCCGACGTCGCTAAACGGGCGCAAACGCGCCCTAGGCGTCGTCCTTCGGATCGCCCTGGAACAGGACCAGGCGAAACGCGGTCGCGACCAGGACGCCGACGACGTCGTTGTACCAACGTCATTGGTTCCAGGCCAGGCGCCGCGCGACCTGGAATCGCGCGGTATGGACCTGGCCTTTGTGGAAATGATTCTGGCCGCTATGTCGGATCGGTCCTGCGCCCGTAGCGGCGAACCGCAGGCGGCGTATGGAAAGGCCAAATTGTTCCTGTCGGTTATGGCCTGGACAGCCCTACCGCCTGCGTCGTTGCGGCGCCTGGCGCGCGTCAAGGTTTCGTGGGCGCGGTCGACGATCGAATATCCGGCCAGGCGCAAAGGCAAACGGCCTGCGCCTGCGTTCCTGGCGCCTGCGCTACCGCAAGCTATGGCCGCCTTACGTCGGTTCGACGCCGCTGGTTTGTGGGGTACGTCGCTATCAGGTTCGGCCCTGCGCGGCGTATGGTCGCGCGCGGTCGCGACGGTTCGCGCGTCGTTAAAGGCGGCCGCCGAAATCCCAGGCGCGACCGACGACGCGATCGCCCTGTATGAATTGTTTCAGAACCAGGTACCCGCCAATTCGCGCCCGTACGACCTGCGCCATTCGTTCGCAACGGAATTCCTGCGGCGAACAGGCGATCGAACCGCCTTACAGCAGATTTTGCAGCATAAAGATCAGCGCATGTTAGAACGCTACACGAAGGGCGCCATACCCGATCGCGTCAACGATGCAATGTCGGCCATGCGCGCGCATTGGGCGCCCGAAACCGTCGCGGCGCCGTTGCGCCTGGTTCCGAAGGGTTCGTAACCCATGGGCTATATATCCGTACTCGGCGCCTGTTACGCCTGCGGCCGCCTATTCGACTTCAATCCGATCCATGTTCCGTCTATTCGCGTCGACGGCGAACGCCAACCGATATGCCAGGCCTGTATGGAACGGGCGAACCGCGAACGCGTCGCGCGCGGCCTGGAACCCTTCGCGATCCATCCGAACGCGTACGAACCCGAACCCGAACAGAACGTACCGAACGACTAACCACGAAAGGCGGCCAAATGGATCTATCGGCGAAGGTTCTAGGCGCGACCGTCGTTACCTACCTGCATAAGACACAGGACGCCGCAGTCCTGGCGATCGGCCGCGACCGTTTCACGCGTTCCGACCTGGCCGCCGTCGCCTGTTTTAATTTCGTGGCGGCCGCGAACCTGTCGGCGATCCTGAATCGAGAATTACAGGTTAAAGACACGCGCGACGTATTCGACCGGATCCATCCAAACCGCCTGGCGTTACCGCAGGTATGGATCCCGTCGAACGGTCATAAGAACGGCGCAGGCGGCGATCGCAAGTCGACCGCGTTTCACCTGGCCGCGAAGCTAGACGCCGCGCGCCGCGCGTCGTTCCAGGCGCCGCCGACGTTACCAGGCGTGAAGGTTCCGAAGGCGAAACCAGGCCAGTCGACGGCCGACATTAAACGACGGCGCCAGGTATCGGCGCGTATCCTGGCGCAATTCGATAAGGACAAACCGAAACCGACGACAGGGGTTAAAGGCGCGCGCGGTATCGGTTCCCTGGTTCGTCGCGGGTACCTAGCGAAACAGGGGAAGGGCTATATTCGAACCGATAAACCCTATTCGCTAGACGCGCCCTAAGGTAACCGCCTAAACAGCCCGAATTCCGGCCACGCTAAGGCCAGGCGGCGCGATCGCCTGGTCTAGCGGGGTTTCCCCTGCCTTACGTCCTGCGGCGTCCTACGGCCTGCTAGGGCGCCCATACCACAAACCGCCGACCGTCCTGGTTCGCGACGACCCTTCGCCAACCAGTTAATTGCGAAATCGTAAGAATCGCAATAATCGCAAAGGCGGCGCCGACTCAGACACAGGTTACAGACACAGGCCGACCGCAGAACGCGTATTTCCATGTATATCTAACGTATTCTTTTCCTAGTTTGTGTCTGGCGTCGACCGACCTAAATCCTAGCGTAGTCCTTTAGAATCAACGGTTTAGGCCTGCGGTGCTCGAGCGGGGTTCTTGGTTCCGCAAACCGCGAAACGTGCCAGTTTAGGCCTGTATTCATTGGCCGAACCTGCGATACAGACACAAAAGACAGACACGCCGACACGCTTAGACACGTATTCGCGCGTATTCTTTTCACTATGACAGGTTAGGACCAGGCCAGGCGGCGCCTGGTTCCCTTCGTTGTCCTGGCGCAATGTATAACCCAACGGGTTAGGTTATTCTGTTCCCTGGTTCGGCATACCGCCGACCAGGAATAGGGGTTTTAGACATGACAGCGAAGGCGACACAGTTAACGGCGCGCGATAAAATTCATTCGCGCGGCTAATTTCAAAATGGACCAGTACGCGAACGGCGTGATTTCGTGGGCGTTAATGTTAGACGCCCTGGCGAAGATTCGCGCTATATACGCGCGTCGACAGGGCGCCGAACGGCGCGCGAAAGGCGGCCGCTAATGGCCGTCATTTCGATCGCGAAGGACTGGAACGAAAACGAAGGCGTACGGGAAGGCCGCAACGGGCGAACCTATACGACGACGCGCGGCCGTTGGGTATGGGCGGTTCTGGTCGACGGCGTCGTAACGGCCGACACGTTCGACACAAAGGCGGCCGCGACGGCCCATGCCGAATACCTGCGCGCGCCATTCGCTGCCCTGTCTGCTATCGGGCGCCGTGGCGGTTCGGTTCGGTCGGCGGCGAAGGCGGCGTCGTCCAGGGCGAACGGCGCCAAAGGCGGCCGACCGCGTAAGGCGGCGTTATGACGCGCCCACGGTTTACGGCCGCCGAATTGGACGCGATCGCCGAAGCTATCGGCGCCAAATTAGCTGGCGACTGCGACGACCTGGAACCGAAACAATTCGCCGCCCTAGAACGGGCGCAGGAAAAATTGTGGCAAATCCAGGCGGCCAGGGCGAACGGCGCCAAAGGCGGCCGACCGCGTAAGGCGGCCGTTCCTGCGTCGACGTTAACGGCGCAGGCCAACGGGCGAACCCGACCGCGCCAGGCCTAACCCCGAACCGCGCGCGGCCGACCGACGGCGCCAGTTAAACCCTAGCGCCGTTTTTTTATGCCTGGCCGATTAGAAGGCGCCGACTCCCCACAGGCGCCGAACGAACGTACGAAAATCCTTCGCGGTCGCTAATGCGGCCTGGCCTGTCCAAATCGTCCCTAGTTGCGCCAGGTCGGTAAACGCCGTCTTTAACGACGCGACTTCGTCTGGCGTGTAGCCTAGGGTTTCTAGATCGCCGTTCGGCGTCGCGACCAGGAACCCTTGCATCGTTGCGACGTCGTTAAACTGGTCCTGGAACGCGCGCGCAATATCTCCTGCACGGCTGTCGATTTCGTTTTTTGTAACGGGTAGTCCTACGCTCATGTATTACGTCCCCTTTCTTATGTCACTTCACAGATACCACACGCGCGAATTATGATCGCGCCCACTCCCCATGCTGGCGTCGTTAACCCCTTCATAAATTGCAATTGCGTTGTGTATTGCTGCACATACCCAGTTCCTACTGCCAGAGAATCCGCGTAAGGATACGCGCAAGTAAAATCCTCTGCACTGAGTGTTCGAACGGAATAACCGCCGAATACGTTTCGCATAGCGTACGGCGACGCCGCGCCGCCAATAACCCCGGTTACCGATAATGTCCATTGCAACGTGCGCCCACTTAGACGGTAGCGCGCCTGTCTTACGTCGCCCGCAGCAACCGTCCACGTTAGTCCATTAATACCAAAATAATCCGCCGCATTAAATGGCGGGGTAATCCACGAGCCTTGTTCGTGGTGACACATACACCAATAGCCATTTGTCCAAATGTATGTCGCTGTTCCCCCGTTCGTTAATGGTGTCGGCGCTGATCCTACATAGTTCACAAATTGATGTGTAGATGTACCAGCGATATGCGGGAGCGATACTTGCGCGCCGCGACCTTGTATCACTAATAGATCACCTAGTCGTGGTGTCGCTGAAAATTGCACGCCCGTCAGCGTTATCGGCGTCGCGTTTTCCAGCAGGATTACTGTTTGTAAACTTGGCGATCCACATGCGAGATTATTAACTGTGCCGACGGCTGTTGAGTGAATGTAATTCGCCGTGACACCGGCTGCACCTAGTAACGTCGCGTCGATCTGGTTATATAGTTCCTGTTTCCAGGCATTATTGATAATTGTGCCGGTCGTACCCGTTCCGTCGTCGTCCGTCATTGCCGTTCTAGTAATTGCCATCGCGTCCTTCTAATTCGTTTCCGTGACGACTAATTCCATAAACGTACTAGGTTTCACGACGCCGCCCGTACAGCGGCGCCGTGGCGGTAATGTCAGTAATGGAAATGTAATATCGACCTGTAGGATCGTTACGGTCGCGTCGACAACGGGATCGACGATACCGTCGGAGTACATCGTAATATCCTGCGGCCGACCAGGAACGGCGTTATGGTCGTCGGTTTCCCATTCGAAGGACGCCAACGGATCGCGGAAATTTTCTAAGTCGGAATCGGCGCGCGATTGGGCGCCTGCGTAGCTATACCGACCGTCCTGTACGAACCCTTCGATTTCCGGCCATACGTCAGGCGCGCCAGATACGCCCGTTTGCGCGATCGCTAACGTCACAACGGCCGCGTCGGTCGATTGCGCGCGCGGGTTCAAATCTGGATCGGCCACGAAGGACTGTCCAGGTAAATTCCACCATACGCCACTCGCACTAAACGCCATTACACAATCGACCCATTCGACCGTATCGCCGACTTTAATATTCGCGGTAAAGACGCCGTACGGCATACCTACGGCGTTCGGTAGATGTAACGTCCAATTTTCCGTTTGCGAATTACCCGTAAATTGGTCGTATCTGGAATACTGGTTACCGACCCGTACCCAACCGGCCGCAGGCGGAATAATCGGCATCGGTGTACAGGCGAGATACGGACTGCCAGCGGCGTAGTCGACGGCGACTTTTGTTTGTGGCGGGTTCGCGCCATTCGCCGTCACGCTAATCGCATGGCGCATATTCATCCATTGCGTACCGACGCGCGCTAGGAACGATCCCGTTGGACCCATCACAGGAAAGATCGTCGCGTCCTGCAACGGTACGCCTAACCCCAACGTAAAATTATTCGTCGTTGTCGGTAATGCAATTAACGTCGACGTCCTGCGGCCTTCGACTAATACGCGTCGCCGTAATTGCGTCGCGTCGACGGTTCGCCGGAATGTATGTAAGGTTTTTAGGCCGACGGTTAATGGTACGGGGTTCGACTGGTTCGGTTCGCTAATACTATTCGGCCAGGCGTGTACCGCCAGGCCTGCGATATAAAACCCGCCATTCACGGCCGATAGTAATGTACGCATTACTGTCGACGGCCTTTGGTTTGTTACATCGAAGGCGGGAATCGACGGCATATTCGCCTGGACAAAGTCGGTTGTAAAATCCAACGGATGTGCCGACGGCGCATTACAAAAGTATTTCACTAGGAATTGAATCGACGCCGTAACCGACTGCGCAGGAAATCGGTACGTTACTAGGCGCGCGTCGAATCGCCACATTGGATCCTGACATTGCACGGAAATCCAGGGCGGCTGTAGGTTATTTAATCGCCAGTCGAATTGTGTCGTAACAATAAACCCATGAAACAGGACGACGCCTGGCGAACCGCCTGGCGCCCATGCGATCCGTATTTCCTGGCCGACCGACGGCGGGTTCGTTCCCGTCGCCGACCAGTCTTTAGGTTTCAGGGTAAAACTACAGGTATCGGGTTCGTCGTTAATCGCCTGCGTCACGGTTAATGAGTCATATAGAACGTCGGCGGTAATGTCGTATTCGAAATTAATACCGCCGTAATTCCCGCGCCCGATCCAACCGATCGTGATTTGTACCGCGACGAAATTACTTCGCGTCGTCGCCGATCGCGCCAGGCCGGATCGCGCGTAGATGTACGCGCCTTCGCCTGGTAAATTAACCGGCCCGTTATGCGGCGCGAAGGCGGTTGGTAAGGCCATACTTCGCGGTTAAAGCATCGTTGACTTTGTCGGCTAGTCGTTGCAGGTCGCCAGGCGTATCGAAAAAGGCGCCCTGTGCATTAATCGTGACCGATACAGCGGCGCCGCCGATCGCGCCCTGGCCGCCTGCGCCTGCATTGCGTACGGCGCCTTCGGGTACGATCGCTTCGCGGCCATGTAACATCGCCAGGGTACCGGCGCCAAAGTCGACAAATTGGCCGCCTGTTCCGGTCGCGAAACCTGGTACGCTGCCTTTTTCGGGTTTACTACCCGACTCCGTATACCGAATGTCGATCGGAATCTTCGACGGTATCTTTTTTAATGTGTCGGCGTAACCGTCGGCCGACTCGGACGCGCGATCTAATGCGGCCTGGTCCTGCGCCAGAATTTTATTCAGGTTCGCGATCGCGGCGTCGTATTGCTGGACAGTACGCGCGTCAAATACCGCCTGGACAGATTCCAGGTTTCCTTCCAATTCCATAACGCGCGGGTTCAGTCGTTCTAATCCGCCCTGTAATCTAAAGAATTCGTCGCGCATTGGGGAAACCTTTTTAGATTCCTCAGAGGCGCCGAATAGCTTGGCGATAAATCCGCCTAATGCCGACGTTGCGGCGACAATAGCGCCGACCCAATTACCAGACATTAGGTTTGACGTAATCGCCTGGATCGCGCGCGCGCCGACGGTCGCGGTTTGCGCCCATCCTGTCTGTATACCGCCTAGGATCCCTTCGACGGTTCCTAAGTGGGAATTCATAAACCCGACGGCATTACCTAACGTGTTTACTTTGGGCGCCATTTCCGTAACGGCCGTTTGGCCGCGTTTCCAGGCGTCCAACGATCCTTCGGGCGGGTACGGGAATATGTCGGCCTTATGCGCGGCGACGAACGACGCTAACGTCGCAGTCTGTTCGTATAATTGCTTTTCTGTAACGGTTAATTGGTCGGCCTTAAATTTCGTCAGTAGGATTTGATTTTGCCAGTCGAATTCGGCGCCTGCGCCTGCGCGCGTCATTTCCGCTAAGGCCTGGCGCGCGGCCGTCGCGGTTTTATCGGCGGCCGTCGCGCGAACGGTCGCGGCCGCCGTTTCGTCTAACGTTTTCCCGTACACTTTTAAGTCGCTGATAATCGCCGGATCGACGAACCCCGTTACATGCGCGTCGCCGCCTGCGACTGGTCCCTGTGGGGCATTAGGTAATGTCGGTAATTCCGACGCGCCGCCGAATAGCTTGGCGCGCGCGGCCGCGCTACGTTCTGACGCGCGTTCCCAATTCGCGGCGCCCTGTTCCAGGCCTGCGGCCTGTTTCCCTAACCAGGAACCCCACGATTTATCCTGGTCGTTCCAGAATTTGTTCCATTTCGCCGATAAGCGATCGACTGCTTCTATTTGGTCGTCGGCGACGACTTTTGTATTCTTTGCTATCTCCGACCAATTTGCGCGCATGGCGGGTAATGCTTCGCGATACGCGTTCCCTAGGATCGCCTTCGCTGCGGCCGCGCGTTTGGTCGGATCTTCTATTTTCGCGATCGCCTTTGCCACTTCGCCGAATTGTTCGGCGGGGTTCATTTTCAAAATCGCGTCGACGTTAATACCTAATTGCCGAAGGCCTGCATAGGCCGACTTATCGCCGAGCCGTTCCTGTAATACCTGGACCGACTTCGTTAACGTCGACATATCGGTCGACGTTTCGATCGCGACGTCCTGTAATATCTGTAAGTCTTTATAACTAATGTCGGTTTGCGCGTGCATACGCGACAACGTACCCGCCCACTTAATCCCAGCCTCTGCGCTATCCCACAGGAATTTCACTAGACCCGACGACACGATCGCGGCGATTCCGCCTTTTACCAGATTTAACGACGACGACCAATTATCGGTAGGTTCGGCGACGCCTTCGGCGGCCTTCGTAATGTCTTTAAAATCCTGCGGTACGTCGACGCCCATTTTCTGCGCCTTCGCGGTTGCTTCGGCGAACGTCGGCCCTAGGCGGCGTAATTCCTGGTCGGTTAATACGGCGACGCCGCCGACGTCCTTTATGGCCTTCGACATTAGCGTCGCCTGCTGCAATATGTCGCGGCCGCTGAATTGGTCGGTCATTTTATCCAGCGACTTACCCACGTCGTCGGCGTCCTTCTGGAACGTCGCTAAATGGCCTTCGGCCTTCTGGACGGCAGAATAAAACGATGTAAAGTCGGCCTGGAATTTGGCGGTTAAGGCCATGGGTAATTAGGCGTCCTGTTCCTTAATAATGTCGTCGACTAGAATGTCGTATACGTCGCCTGGTAGATTCATTACGTCGTCGTAGGTCCAGTGCATATACCGACAGATTCGCAAGTCACTTAGGACACGTTCGCGGTACTGCGGGTTTTTTTTTCCTCTGCGACGGTCTTTTCGTGTGCGTCGATCGCCGTGTGTATTTCGGCGAAGGAGTCGGAGTCGAGACTACATAACACGTCGGCGATATATTCCGACGGCATATCACGGATCGCGACGGGTTTACCCTGTTCGTCGACAAAGGACCAGTCGATTAAGTACTCAACCATTTCCATTAGACCGGCTTTTTCTAAATCGATTTCAACTGGTTTACCCGCCATCGCGGTTTTCGCCGATCGCGCGAATACGCGCCGCTGTTCGCCTGCGGTTAGCTGGCGTTTGACGGTAATCCAGTCGCCGCCTGTGAGATTCAAGCGAACGATTTCAGGTTTCAGGAATCGCGACATTTAACACCTTATCGCCTGGTAATTCTGGTCCTAGGCGCGCGACCAGGCGCCCACTATCGGCCAACGTATAGGACACGATCGGCCAGGACCAGGCGCCCTGTTTATGCTTCGCTTCGAATACGAGCGGCCGTTGCGATAGCTTGAATCGGTCCTGCTGTACGACGGTCGCAACTAATGTCGTCGCGCCATTATCCGAACGGGTAATCGCGTACGCACTAATCGCGGCCGCCGTGTAATACGTCCATTTAATAACGGCGTCTTTTCCGTTAATGGATCCAGGCATACGTTACGGCACGACAGGATCGACGACCCACGGACCAGCGGCCGCCCAATTACCCGAAACCGCAACGGCGCCGTCGGCCGCGACGTCGATCGACGCGTCCAGATACGCCAGGCCAGAGTAAAAGGCCGTCGGATCTAATGTCGACGGAACCAATTTCAGGGAACAGGGAGTATCGCCTAATGCGACGTCGAATAATGCGCGCGACGCTAATGCCTCCCACCAACCGCCTAGCGTCCCTTTTATGTCGGCGAAACCCTGGACGTATACCTTATTCGGATCCTGGAACGCCGTTACGTCGACTTTGTCGCGCGTGAATTCGATTGTGAATTTATTCAGACTCGCTATTACTGCGTACACCGGAGTAACAGGCGTACCCGCAGGATCCATACTGACTTCGCCGTGCATACCGTGGCGTCGGAGTACTGCCATAACATCACCGCCTTTAGTTTGTATTACTGGTTAATTAACGACTGTCGTTTCGCTGGATACGATGACGTTGTAAATACCGCCGATATGCTGCCACTCGGCATTAGTCCGATCGAATTCCGAAAACCGAATACGCCGAACGCGAACGACGGCCATGACTTCGTACCCTGTTCCCGTCAACGGTAACGACTGCCGTTGTAACAAGTCGTGAATACGCGCGGCCGCATCCAATGGCGCATCGGCCGACGACCCTTTTGTTATCGCGACGACCTGGTACCCGATCCGTTCTATACCGCCGTCGTTCGCGCCAAATACATAGTCGGCCGTGAAATCCTGCGCCGTAATTGCGACGAACGCCGTTAGTCCAGGCGGCGCGACGTCCCAATGGATCCCGCCTGGCATAAGGGCGCCTAGGATCGCGTCCTGTGTCAGTACTTCCAGGATCGCCTGGTCGACGTCGCGAACGTCGGGTAACGTCGGCATTAGTCCAGGGCGCCTGTTACCTGGTACCCGCGCGCGCGTAGGACGTCGCTAACGTCGCTATTCATAGTCCGACCATGGCGGTTTGTAATCGGCCAGAACGTCGGATTCGCGCGCGCGACGCGTGTACCGTATTCGTACAGGTGCGCATGCGGCGCGCTACTAACACAAACCGACGACGCGACGGCCGGATCCCGGTTATCGGCGTCCTGGCGAACGATTACCCCTGCCTTAAGGTTCCCTGTGTCGCCGCGCGGGTACGCCGCGCGTATGTCGTCGGCGGCCTGCGTCGCCGACGACCGAACGGCAGGCGTCGCGGCCTTCGCCAGGTCGACGGGTTCGGCGCGTAGTTCAGCGATCCATTCGTCCAACGGCAAAATAAGGCGGTTCGCCATGGTTAGATCGTTTCCAGGCAGTACAACGACATCGTAATATCGCGTTCGTCGTGGTTCGCCAGGCCTGCGACGTCGAACGTTCGGCCGTCGTCCAGTTTGACGACGCGCGACTTAATGTTGACGCCAGGATGGTAGTCGGCCTGGATTACATGCGACGCGTTCGCTGTAATGGTTCCAGACGTTTCAGATTCGAAGTCTTTAGCGGTCATTGGCCGGATCGCCGCGAACCAGACGGATTGAAACGTCGTATAGGCGACCGTATACCCGCCGTCGCCGTCGGGAACAGGCTCGCCTGGGTTTTCGAACCGAACGCGATGTATATAGTCGGAACGCGACATACGTTAGGCCATTGCTGGATCGCGCGTTTGGCGTAATAGCTGGTCGATATGCGACCACACTAACGCCGCGCGATCGGGTTCAGGGCGCCAGAGTAATTCCAGTAATTCCAACGTGGCGGCCTGGACGACAGGCGGCGCCGTCGTTTCGTCCCAAGTCGGATCGGCGCGCGCGTCGATAAACTTAAAGATCGCGTCCGACGCATGGGCTAATTTGGTCTGTACTTCGGCGTCGCGCGCGGGATCCGTAACGTGTAAATGTTCCTTTGCGATCGCCAGGGTTACCAGGTTCACGGTACCGCCTGCCGTTCGCGCGCGTCGCGACCGCGTTTCACCATTAGCGACCAGTCGCCAGAATTACCAGGCGCGGCCGCCGTCGTTGTCCTGCAATACCAGGCCGACCCGCCTGCGGTTACCAGATCGCCCTGGTCGTATGTCTTATTCCTGACATATACGCCGCAGTAGCGCAGGCCTGGCGTACCGTCCTTTCCTGCTGGTCCTGGTTCGCCCTGTGGACCAGGCGGACCAGGAACAGGCGCGCGCGTTTCGACGTCGGCCAGGCGCGCCGATAGCGTTTCGACGGTTTCCAGTAACCCCTGATATTGCAGGCCGACGGTTTTAGTTAAGGCCGACAATTCGCCGTTGGTCGTCGTTACGATTGTCGACAGCGGCGCGACCAGGCCGCGAATGGTCGTCGCTAGGGTTTCGGCGAGTACGTCAGGCCGCATATAAATCCTGTAATGCCTTCGTAAGGGCGACGCCGAATGATTTTTCGTCGTCGTCGTCGGTATTACTTGGCGGTAATGCAGGCGCGCCCATGGGCGGTTTGACGAACGGTTTGTCCTGGTCGCGTTCCTGTAAGGCGGCCAACGAATAATATTGCTGCTGGACCATAGGCGAATCGCCGCCGTCGACTGGTCCGACGCCGTAATACTTGCGCCGTGCTTCGTTCGGCGATAGGGCGCCTGCGCCGATCGCGTCGGCGGCCGCCTTTGTCCTGGTCGCGGTTACCATCCAGATCAAATCGTCTATATCGAATTCGGTACCGTAGGGCGCCTTTAATTCCAGGCCTTCGTCTAGCGACGTTTCGAAATTCGTTAGTAGCGACTGGATACACTGCGAATGGTATTTTTGTAGTAATGCTTCCAGGTCGTTGACGTTCGCGGCGTCGCCGCCTAAATCGAGTAATGCAGGCGGTACATGGAAACAGGAACAGATCGTTTGCGCCGTATACCGTAACTGGTCGATTAGTTGCGCATCGTTCGCATTAACCGCCATCGGTTCGTATTTCAGGCCGTCGGATAGAATCGCGACGTTACCGACGTTCGCGCCGCTGAATTTCGTTTGCCATTCGGTTTTAAGACGGTCCAGCGTTTCCTGGCGTATCGCGCCAGGCGCCGTTAATACGCCGCCTGGATTACTGCCGTTCCTAAAGAACAATTCACTAGCCTGCTGGATCGTTAGGCCTGCCATGGCCGACAGGCCGCAGGCGTACAGCGGCGGTACCCCGATTAACGGATGAAACAGGGTAACCATGGGATCGTGAATAATTTCGCGCGCGGGTACGACTACGTTACCGTCGACGTCGGGATTAAACACGCCTGTTAGATCGTCGCGGTTCAGGCCGTAATACACGGCGCCGTCGGGCGCAATTAACGGGGTTACGCGCGCGGGATCTAGGACGTATAACGCCGATACGACGCCGCGATCGTCGCGCTGTTTTAGAACGTACGCATTACCCGCCTTTAGTTTCGACGTTATCCATTGTTCGACGAATTTATGGATTGTCTGGTAACGGTTCGGTTTACGCAGGACTGGCGAATACGCGGGGTTCGTCGTTTCAGTCCATATCCCGTCGTCGTCCTGCGCGACCAGGCGTAATTTCAATTTGCCTATGTCGGTTGCGATAAGGGTAACGCAGGCGTATACGGCGAAATAGCTTAGGGCTGTCGGCGCCGCCAGTTCCTGGTTTTGCTGCCAGGCGCCCGTAAATGGTTCGCGTATTACCGTCGACGTAGGGTGCCAACTATCACGCGCGCGCGACAACGGCGGCGTCAGGTTCGCCGGTCGCGCGCGCGTAATATCGAAACCGAATACCCGCATATTAGGAAACGGGGTATACGGCGCCTGTCAGGTAATAGACGGCGTTAGACGTCGCGCGTTTCCAGTTAATAAACCGTTCGGCGCGTAACGCCGTTAGGTTGTCTTGAAACATGCTGGTCCATACGGTCGTCGCAGGATCGGCCGGATTCACAGGCGCGTCGTTCATTTGCAATGTCGCTTCGCGCGACACATCGATCGATACGCCGCCGTCGTCGGCGTACAGGATGTATTCGGGAACCAGGCCGATCACCTTATCGCCAACCGTATTACTCGCGATAATGTTGATCCCGTTCGCCGAACCGCCGTCGACGCCGACCCCTGCGAATAGCGATTGTCCCAACGGGTTACGCCATACGCCCATGCTGTACGCGTTCGACGACGACATAATTACCGTAATACCTTTCAACGGAACGTTCTGGCCGTTGAAGTACCCGATAATTGTTCCCAAGTCTTTAGATGGATCGTCCTGCGACGCCGCCGTACCTGCGCCGTTAGTAATGGACGCAGGCGACGTTTGCGCGACTTCGGCGACGGCCGGATCGGTAAATTGCTGGTCTAGGAATTGCGCAATTCCCGCGACCATATCGCGCCGAACAATATCTTCGGCCGACGGACTGGACGACTTAATTAGTTCGTCGGTAAGAACGATAATCCCTGCGGCCTTCGCCATACCCAAATTGGCGGTTCCGAATTGGAGTTTTCCGACTGGCTTACTTTTCGCCTGGCCGACCCATTTATAGGTACCGCCTGCGGTCTGAATCGGAACCTGTGTATTGAACGGAACGCGGGTAAGGCCTGGAATCTTCCCGATAATGGTCGCCGGTCGGAGTAGTTCGATAAATTCGCCGGTATACCCGTTGATCTGGACTAACGCCTGCGCCCATGCGGGATCCAATGTCGAACCAGGCGCGACGGCGGCCTTTACCATTAGTTCGACGTTCGGATCTTTATATTGCTTCGCGATTTCGAAGGCGCGGTACGAATCGCCCTTCGCTTCGACCAGGGTTTTAACCATGCGAACGAACGTTTGGCCTTTGGGCGCGTTCGACACAATGGACACCGATCCATACGGGCGCGCGCCTGGTATGCCGTCGGTAACGGGTTTTGCGTTCTGCGAATTCAATTTCTCCAACGTACGAAGGCGTGTCAGGTCGGCGTCGACCGACTTTACTTGTACGTCGAATTCGTCGTATTCGGTTCCCTGTTCGGCGTCCAGCGTGGTACCTGCGTCGTTGGCCTTTTGCATAAGGCCAGACATTGCGGCGACTAGCGACGCGCGTTTATTTTCCAGGTTGGTAATCTGTTCGGCGTGGGTTTGATTTGCCATTGGTCGTACCTGTTCCCGTCGATCCGAAACGCCGGATGATTTACGGCCAGGCGCGGCCAGGTATGGCGCGTCGAACGACTTAATACTTCGTATAGTCGCTTCGACGTTCGCCGGTACTGTGACTAACGACAATTCGTATATTTCGGTTTTGAGTAAATGAAATCGGCCGTTCTTTAAGGCCTTAAGGCCGTCGCCTAGTGGACGGAACCCTAGCGATACGCCTTTAAATAGACCGGCCTTTAGCGATTCCCACGCGTCGTCGATTCGATCGCGTAAGGTTCCAGGCGTCGCGACCTTGGCTAGTGTCGCGACGAATTCGATACCGTCGCGCGTCGCGGTGAGTACCGCCAGGCCGATCGGTTTACTGTGATCATGGTGAACTAATAGCGGGATCGACTTCGCGAACGTCGCGCCTAGGGGTTCGAATATATCGCCCTGGCGATCTAATGTCGGCGTCGACGCGATACCGGTAATGGTTCGCTGTTCGTCGTCGAACGACTTTACGTGGAAATAAGCGTAGGCCCGATCCGACACGATCGGACATTAGGCCCGAATTACTCGATTGTCAGCTTTAGGTACCGTTTATCGGCGTCCTTCGCGACCGCGCGCCTAATGTATTCGGGAACCGATACCCTATTACCTGCGGCCTGTTTCTGGATTAGGTCGAACCGTTTCGCCGGTACGCGTACATGGATACTCACCGACGGATCGGCCGGATCTAGTGGCGGCCTGCCATTGCGCCTGTTATTCATAGGTTCCTGGTCCTGGTCCAGACAGAATTACCATTTGGTATTCGGGCTGTTTCGCGCCGCCGTCGCGATGCATGGCGTCGATCGCCATTACTAAGGCGTAAACCCCGTCGATCCGTTCGGTAGACTTCGACTTACTCGGCTGTATATTCCCTGCGTTGTCGACGTCGACGGCCGCATTACCGACGTTCCAGCGAAGTATAGGATTCCCGTCGTGTCTAAGGTTCTTTTCTAGTATCGACTTTTCGAAGGCCTTCGACGGCGCCGATAACGACGCCTTACCCTGGCGAATTTTGACGCAGGTAAACCCGTCGACGTTTTCCAGGCGTGTAACCAGGTCGGTCGCGTTCCATGGATCGAAGGCGACGATCCGAACGTCGTACAGGTCGCGCCAGTCCTGTAAATGGGCGCGAACCTGTTCGTAGTCGACCGTTGGCCCTGGCGTCGCGGTTAGGTAACCCCGTCGCGCCCATTCGTCGTATGGAACCTTATCCCGTTGCGCCCTGGTCCTAATGCGTTCGGCAGGAACGAAAAAGGACGCGATAACCGCGAACCCGTTACCGTCGTCGTCGGGAAATACCGCGACGGCGGCCGTTAGGTCGGTCGTCGTCGATAGGTCTAGGCCGACATAGCAACGACGGCCGACTAATGCGGCCTGGTCGATCGGCGCCCTGCATAAATCCCAGGCGTCCAGGCCGATCCATCGCGTCGCCTGTTCCGTCCACTGATTTAAATATAGCCTTCGAAAAACATTTTCTTGGGCGGGTATTTCCTGCGCCCGTTTACAGGCGGCGCGTAATTCGTCTAGCGATCGAAAGTCGCCTAAGGCAGGGTTCGCCGCGCGCCATACATCTTCGCTAGTCCAATCGGCGTCGATCGGCGCCTCATAAATTACCGACAGGAACGACGGATCTAATTCGGGCGTTTCCTGTACCTTTTTCGCGTGTTGGTACAGTTCCCATAAAATCGAATGGCGATCGTATCCTGCGGTACTAATACAGATTACTAATGGTTGTAATCGGGCGCCTGTCGACGACGATAAGACGTCGAATAGCTCCCTAGACTCTGCGGCGTGTAATTCGTCTATTATCACGCGCGACGAATTCAGACCATGTTTCGTGTACGCCTCTGCACTAATCGCCCGATATACGCTGCCGGTTTTCCTATGAACGATTCGTTTCTGCGAGTCGATAATGTCGCAGGCGCCGTATAGTTCGGCGTCGTTCCGAATCATTTGCGCCGCAACGTTGAAGCATAGCGCGGCCTGGTCCTTATCATTCGCGGCCGAATAGACTTCGGCGCCGATCTCGTTATCGAATAACAGGCCGTCGATCGCCAATGCTGCACATAATTCTGTTTTCCCGTTCTTACGCGGCATCATTAACAGGCATGTTCGGTATTGCCTAAGGCCTGTTTCTTTATTAATCGAGAATAGCGGCCGAATAATTCGCTTTTCCTGCCATGGGCGCAGGTTAAACGCCTGGCCTGCAAACGGGCCTTTAGTGTGGGTTAGCTGGTTAATTAATTCGACTTTACGGGTAGGAATGGATTTCTGGCGCGCCATTACTCGCCTGGCGCGCTATTATGGTAACAAATCAGGGTGGGGGGCAATACCCAATGGCCCACGAAGATCCCGCCAGAGGCATCTGGACACCCTGTTACACGCGACCGACTAATAGCGATAGCATCCAGAACGCCAGGCCTGCGGCCGTTAGGTTAACCCTGGCCGGAATCTGGATCGACGCGAACACGAAACAAAAGAACGCCAGTAAATGCAGGATCGCGACGATCGTTAGCATTGCGGCCGCCTTTCAATTCCGACGGGTTAGGGATTCCAATTCTAATACCATGGCCGTTGGAATGATGCCTTCGAATAATTGGGCGCCGAACCAGGTAACCCCGTCGTAATAGCAGTCGATACAGAGTAGGTCGACGAATTGTGGAATTGTCGCCTTTACGACGACGTCGGTTTTACACCTTGCACACTGGCCGGAACGGGAACGCGCGTACGCGGTCGGTATCGACGCGCTGGCGTTAAATAATCCCTTGCCACTTACTCGGCGGCGTCGCCGTCGGCGCCAGGCGTCCTGTATTACCGTTCGGTAGTCTCGCGACGCGCGCGCGGCCGCTAGGGGTTAACCCTAGTTCAGACCATAGGCGATGACAGTTCGATAGGGCGCGATCGGCGATCGCAATGGCAGGCGATAGGCGGTACTTCCCGTTCTTACCCTTGGGTAATAGGCGCGCCTGTTTTAGTTCGTCCTGCGCCGCTAGGTACGCCGACCATTCGATACACAGGGCGATTAACGCCGACCGTTCGGCCTGCGATACCAGGCCGCAGGCGCGCATTAATGGCGCCAGGCGCGACCATTCCGCGCGCGCGCGATCGTTGTCGTTTAATTCGGTCGGCGGTATGTCGAATGTTTCGTCGGCGGCCGTTAATACGGGTTCGTCGTCGTTCAGGCGGCGTTTCCCTGGATTCCCGCGAAGTAGCTTTAACGCCGTCGGCATCGGCGGCCGACCAGGGCGCCGACCGCTATTCGCATTTCCGCCCATTACTGCATACTCCCTGCATAAACGTGCATACGACC